CGCCAGTCAGCAGGTTGAAGCAGGAAGTGTCAGCACGGAAACCGACTTCGATCTCTGCTCTTACTGCGATCATGTTCTGCTGCCACAGGTTGATGGTCGTATTGCCGCTGGTCAGTGTAGCGGTATCAGTCACGGAGATCTCAACACCCGCAACAGTGCCGTACATAGCCTGAGACCAGTCACCAGCAACACCAACAACTGCCGGAACAGATCCGGAAGAAGCACCAGCCTTGTACAGATTCTTATTAAAGTAGGTCGGAACACCGAGAACCTTATCAACAACGCCGTCATTGGCAGATGCCAGGAACAGCGGTCTGTTAGTGGTATCGGTAGCGGTCAGCAGCAGCGCACGGCCCTGTGCACCGAAAGCAAGACCATTCATAACGCCGCCATGAGCAGCAATATCAGCGTCAGCAGCAACCAGTCCAAGATAGGTGCCGTTGTTTGCATTCAGGATCGACTGAGCAGTGCAGTTTGCGAAGGTATCAAAATTGGTTGCGCTCGGTGCCTGAGTAGCGCCGATGATCGTGCTGTCGAACACGCCTGCAAGAGCGCCCGGAAGTCTCTGAACCAGTGCATCATACAGACCGGCACCGTCACGAACAAACTCTTTGGAGAAGGTCTCGATAACTGCGATCTTGAATGCGCTCATCAGCTTGGTTCCCGGAGTACCGTTGGAAACCGGCTTCGCTGCTGTCTCAGCAACCCATGCCGCTGTCGGATCGCCAGTGATAACCGGGATCGTTACTCCACGACCGGGAAGTGCGATGTGATGAGCAAGTCTCATGATTGCGGACTCTTCCTGAGTCTTCTGCATGATCTCATTTGAAATGTCGCTCGGCAGAGCCATTGAATTAGTAGTTCTGTTAATATCAGCCATTGTTAGCCTCCTTAATTAGCTAGACTGGTTTCCAGCCAGTCCTTAAATTGATCTCTCGTAGCGCCCCCGGATGTCTTCCGTACTTCACCAGAATCCTTGACCACCGGATAACCCTGCGGTTTTGCAAATTCGAGAATCGCCTGGGCTTGTACTTTGCATCCTTCTTCATCGTCTGCATTCAGCAGGCTTGCCGGGACACCGGTCTCGGTCGCTACTTTGTTTCGTATCTCTCGCACACTGTCAGCATGTTTCAGAATGTCGAGTTCCTTCTGGAGCGCTTCTGCTCTCTCTGTTGCCTTCTGAAGTTCTGATTTCTGTGCCTGTTCCGCTTCATCGAATTTGGCTGCTTTTTCTTTCAGCGCATCGAAGTCAGCGTATTTTGCACGCTCTCTCTGGAGACGCTCGCCGACAATCCTGTCGAGTTCTTCCTGAGTAAATGTGCGTGGTTCTTCCTGAACCTGATTTGTGTCCTGATTCACAGTTTCCATAAGTTACCTCCGCTTTTTGCGTAATTTCCGTGATAGCCTCACGTGGGCATGAAAAAAGCACCTGTTGTCAGGTGCCTGAATCATCATTATGTTGTTCTGCATATTGCTCACGCCGTATGGCGTTTAGTTTGTCCTTCCAGTTGCCGGAAGGATCCGCATCATAATAGATGCGCTTATACTTGTTCGGATCGTACCCTTCCACGCCTTCATTACTGCTGAAGCGCACAATGTACTGGCAATCACAATTAGCGTGAATGTGTGCCGCATGATTCTTAACATTCCGTCCGACGGATTCCCATCCTCTGGAAGCAAGCATCAGACAAAAAGCACAGGTCTGCCCAACCGGAACAAATGCCATTTCGGCATGGTCTCTTGATGCATTCTGCTGGATGGTGTCAGCTCCGGCCTGCTTCACAAGCCTGCTGACTGCATTCGCCACTTTATCCTCACCCTCATTCAGCGCACCCTGTACGGCACCCCATGTTTCGTCGAGCGTTGCAGTCGGTGCCGGAACTGCCGGCGGAACCTTAGCGCCCTGATGCTCGGCTAGATAGTCATACAACAGCGTTGCCAGTGAACTTGTGCCCTCGCCGTACTTCGTGGCGATCTGATGCGCTTTGTTGACCAGATAAGTCATGTTGTCAAATCCGAACTGATCAATGTATGACTGCATCTCTTCAGCGGCTCTGACATTCAGCTGGTGCATCTTCCGCACATAAGCCATGAAATTAGCTTCATTCAGCATTTCCTATCTCCGATAATACGTTCAGCCCCCGAGCGTACTGCTCCTGAGCCTTAATCCGGCGGATATCAGCCTGGTCGAATCCGATCATCTCAAGGAATGTGTCTGTCTCAGCGAATCCCGGTCTGGCTGAAGCGATCTTTGTTGCTGCATCCGCTGTCATTGCCACAGAAGGCATTGCCGGGTTCTTGAAATGAGCCATGATGCTCAGTTCTTCGTCCGTCAAATCTTCTAGGCGGACATTCCGGACAATCGCCTGTGCCATCTGAGCGATCATCTTCAGGCTGTCTCCGTTGCTGTTGTTCAGCTGCTCTGCCATCAGCACCAGCGTTTGTGACTGTGCCAAAATTGCATCCGAAGATGTCGGATTTGCGTCATTCACCACGCCTGTGTCAGTCACAGACAGGCCAGTGGCTGCTGAAAACTGTGTCGACAGTAACCGAATCATCTCAACATGAGGCCCGATTGACCCCTGCTGCAGCTGTCCGAACTTGGGATCGTTTCCTGTCTCCGGGTTTGTGGTTGCCGCCAGAATGGATCCGACATACTGCTTGAACTTGTTCGAGATGATGGCATCATACTGTTCATCTGTCACGCCGAGCAGATACTTCTGCGGAGATGTGGCGAACTCAAGCCCGATCGTAGCGTTCGCAATGGTTCGAACATAACCCTTGATGAGTTCCCGGACTGGTTTCTTCAGTCTGGATCGTCCAAACGGTTTCGCCGGAGTAGCATTCCAGATAAGCGGTTCCATCAGAGGACGCCCCATCTGATGCGGTTTTCTCTCGATCGTCCACTTATAACCATCACGATTCAAAATGATGACTGCATAATCCGTATCGAACCGAAGAATGGAAGGATGATACTTATGCCACTCGGACTCATCCCGGAGCGTATCGATGATAGACAGTCCGCAATCAATCCGACCAGCCTCACCGCTCCAGAGAGCCGATGCAGTTGCTGGAGAATGGAAACGGATTCGACATCCGCTCTTCTCATCAGCACTCAGAGTCGCAAAAGTACATCCATACTTCAGCTCATCCTTGCAGGCTTTGGCATATTCGCTGATAAGCCGGTTGTCCGTGAGGATCTTGTCCATGGCTTCGACCTTCTCGCCGTCTGAACCGACAAAACCGTCGAATATGGATCGAGATGCCAGGACATCGACCGTCTTTGCTCCCCATTCGCATCCTACTTCCAGTCCACGAAGTTCTCTGGGTAAAGCGATGCCGAGATTGACCTCACCGAGAGTCACGTTCCCTTCATAGTATTTGTTTTTTAGTGCATTCTTTGTCGCATGCGAATTAAACACATCGACCAGATCCGAGAGTTGTTCTCGCTCCGTGTCGGTGAGTCCGACCGCATTAATTATTGATTTGTCCAGATTCATCATCCTATCCTCATTTTTCGGGACGGATCCCTCTTACTTGTCTTAGCTCCCCACAACGCCAGTGCCGCCGCTTCAATCGGAGTGCTGTTCTCGCCACCGAATCCCCATCCCTTGCCGATCGGACGCTTGATCGATGACAGTGCGCTGTCCCGTAAATCTTCCTGCGGTGCGTACCATGTGAATGATTTCTCAGCCAAGCCATCCGTCAAAACGCTCACCGCCGCTATCATGTCATTGGCTGATGCCCGGATCACTGAGCCCTTGAACCGCCATGTGTCCGCAATACGGTCAATCAGGACATCGACACCATTCCGACCGTCAATCACAACGCAGGCCGCTTTGCCGTATCGCTGATTCAGCCAGTCCGCCACCCATTTTGTGCCGTATCCGGCTGGCTTTCGGTCAATCAGTGACACCCTTGCAGGCCCTTCCTTCGGGATCACTGCGCCACACAACACTATTTCCGAACCATCAGAAGCAAACTTTACGGCATATGCCGTTTTACCTTCTGGCTTTGGATCCATAGATGCACATGCATTCCAGGCATCCGGATCAATCGCTGTTTCAATTTCCTGAGTGAATACGGGGCTCCACCAGCCAAGACGCTCTCTGGCGAATGTGTCAGGATCCATCTGCTCACATTCACTTTCTATCGTCGATACCAATATCCGTCGCCCTAAGGCAGGATTGCACGACGCCCAGCGTTCACGCTCACTCACATTTCCGATATCATTAACACTGTATTCGAACCACGACGTTCTCTTCGTTTCGCCGTCCAGTGCCTTCTTGCGTATCCCCCGAAAAACGATGCCCGACGCTGTTGGATCCGGAGGTGTTCCTGTATATATCGTCTGGGGATTGATGCTTGCGGAAATCGCCGGAAGGAACGAAGCCTGTGCATTTTCATCAATTTCCTGTGCCTCATCGATAATTAGTAGATCTCCGTGCTGACCTCGACCTCCGTTCCGAGTACGTGCCAGGAATTTTATCCTGGCGCCGTTCTTCAGGATGATCTGCTCCCTTCCGAGCGCCGTCTTGATTTCCTTCACATGCTTAGATATCTTCGGATGCTCGAAGAATTCTCGCATTTCTTCGAATGTCTCTGTCGCCGTCTTCTGCAAGTGTGCTGTATAGATCACTTCCTCTCCGTACAACAGCATACCTGCTGTGGCCCGACTCTGTAACAACAGTGTCTTTCCGTTCTGGCGTGGAACGCTACCACCGCAGGTTGTACTCGCCCATTTTCCCGATGGTGTCTTACCTAACCAATCGTCCAGGATATCCATCTGCCATGGATCCAGATGAAGGCCTCCGATTCGAAGCAACTTTGCGGCCTTCAGACCGTCACTCCTCTGATAATTCGGAGCTATCCTCACTGTCGGTTCCTGCGAACCCATTAATGATGTCGCTGATTTCGTCTGACTCATCTATGCTCTCTATCTCTTCGATCTCTTTGATCGTCTCTCTGTACTGTCTGGCGATCGCCGCCATCGACTTGATGTCGCTCGTAGCAAGTGAATGCTTCAGTATGTCTTCCAGTTCTTTCAGTTTCTCAAGTCTTGTCATCGTCCCAACCTCAATCCAACTGCCCCCGCTGCCTTCAGCAGTTCGTTCTTCTCATAATTCTTTTTCGCCGATTCCTGGTCATCTGGGTACACATTGGCAATTGCCACATAATTGGCATTGTGAACACGGACGCCATAATTCCCATCTGCCACGCCTGCGACAGCTTCCCCTGCTGCCTGCAGCTGCGCCTGCATTCCGTCTGACATCATCACGGCATTCAGTCCCGGAAGATTCAATTCGAACTTTACTTTACCCATCTCAGAAATCCTTTGTGTGTAAATAGCGCTGGCGGCAGGTTTGTTGATGCGCTGGGGGAGGGGCGGGGGTCATCCCCCTGGGTCAAATCCTGGCGCTCATTTCGGCGAACAAAGCCGGATTAATGTTGAATTATGTTGGTTTTTGTTGGCTTTTGTTTCTTACCGTCAGCGGCGCACCCCTCGAAAAAAATAATTGTTTGTTCGTTTCCGAACTAAAAAAGGTGCCAGATTGTCACCAATTTCCGTCAATCACAATGCTTTTGTGCTGAATGTTCGATGGAAACTGATAATCAGTCTTGGCGCCCTTCATTGAGTTGCAACAGCGATGAGCTGCTTGCAGGTTGGAGAAGTCCCTCGCCGCCGCTGAGGGGGAGGGGTATCCAAATTGTTGCCACTTGCTGACAGGATGTATCTCATCTATCACGAATGACAACGGATGATCAGAATCAGAAGGCTCATCATAATGAATCGGACCGAGCCTGCCGCCGCATATCCCACAAGGTGCCCCGATGCTCCGGAAGTATGCCCGGTGCCTTCGGCGTAGATTTCCGTTGGCGTATCTCGGATTAACTTTACTCACTCACAACCACCCCTCCGGGTATAAAAATGGAGGGGCTTTTGTGTGCCCCTCCCGGTGAATTTTTAAGGCGGCCTGCACCGTTCCGCCATGTGTTGGTTGAGCAAAAAGAAGAAAGAAGGAGAATTAGCCCAAGCAACTGTTTAGCCGTAGCTGACGACACAGGATGCCGGAACCTTGGGATCGATGAGCCGATTGCTCACCGGGTCATTTGGTCACAGGTGAAAGGAGGTCTGAGCCGACCGGGATGGACGGCAGGCGAGTGAAGATACAGGCAGCAGCTCCTGCCCTCCACAGGTTCCGTACATTGTGTCTGTCGTTTATCTGATTTCGCACTTACACCATATCATAAGTGTTATGTATTGTTCTGTAAGGTTTTCCAGATGGCTCGTGCTTCTTGGATTGCCGCACCATGCAGCTCACCTCGCACGTATTCCGGAGTGTATCCCATCACATTGGCCACCTTCTCCCATGTGGTTGACTCTCTATCAAGGCCGAAGTAACGCAGCAGGATCAGCTGGCGATGTTTGGAAACCTCCATCCGGTTGACCAGCTTCATTGCGAGGTTAATATCGTGGGCAAGCGATTCAATCATCTGGTTAAGCTGTTGCTGGATCTCATAGATGTCGCCAGTCACAACAGGCATCCTGTCTTCCGGAGAGGTCTGCACTCTGTCCGTGTCGTACCGGATCCCGGACGGCATGAGCGAATAATACAGCTCATCACGTTTCTGCTTAAGCGTATTGATCTCTTCTCTTGCATCTCGAATGCCGTTAAGGAATTTCAGTACATCAGTCATTATTGTTTAGTCCTCTCTGACCATGCCTGTCTGCTGGTCAAGTAGATCCACCAGTCCGCAACGAACACCTGTCAGGTCTTCGATATTGAAGCAGACATCCGACCAGGTCACGATACCATCTCCAAGTGACTCCGCAGCTGCCACGAATGCATCACGGAATTGATTGATACGTTTCTTTCCAAACCCAAATTCCGAATAGAGAACACCCATCGCCATTGTGGTCACGGTCTCGAATGTGACACGTTTAATCTGATCAATGCCGCCATCAAGCTCTTTTGCCAGCATCGGGCCGTTAATCTTGGTTATATTCCGAAACCGCAGTTCCTTCTCCAGTGCTTCGATGCCATCCTCACTGGCAAGCTGGTAAGCCCGGAGCATACCCTGCCGGAAGAATTCCATGTTCTTGTCATTCTTTGCCATTGATACGATCCTCCCACCGTTGCGCTTTTTGTGCTATGATTTCGCCCACCTGAGCCAGCGGAGCGATGTCCTGTAAGGCTGTCATGCAGACGGAGACATCGGCTATCTCTTCCAGAAGGTTGTCACGAACAACGCTCTCGGATGCCGGAGAATCATGATGTATGATTCGGACAAGTTTGATACAAGCCTGAGCCAGCTCGGACGCTTCCTCAGCAAGCTGAATCAAGCGAATGTCTTCAGGTAAGTCTCTAATGTTCATTTTGTTTCAGCCTCCCATCTGCTGAATCCACAGCATGAGTCGCACGGTTCGTCGTACCAGCTCAGGTCTTTGTGCTTACAGTTGTCGCACGTATAGCGCACGATGTCAGGGTCCTCAGATGGCTCTGTAAGGCTTTTGTGCCAACGAGTGATCATTCTGTCGCAGAAGATGCCGAAAGCCCACGCAGACACCATTATAAGCGACAGAGCGATAAATGCTGTTTTAGGTATCATTCCTCGTCATCCTCCGCATAAATACAATCATCACAGGCAGAAACCCACTCGCCCGATTCTTCATCGTAGTAGTAGTCGTCTCCGTATCCTGTGCATTCATAGCATCTATCATCATATTCGTCTGTCATTCGCTGTCCTCCGTCTTTCTGTCCATTGCTTTCATGCACCATTCAACACTTTCCTCTGAGAGCGAATAATCCGAAGTCTCGAAAACGGTCTGGAAAACTTTAATGGATTCTCCGTTTATCAGCGTGATATCCTTGCTTATCCGATACCAACTGGTGTTATCCATCCGCTTCACCGTCCTCTCTACTCCAACACGGCAACTGCACCATTGCCATTTTCATTTCTGTCTGGATAATCTCGCACCATTTCTTGAGATTGTCTGATTCTATCTGACTGCATATTTCCGCAGGATTGATATCGAAAATCAAATCGCTTAATCGCTTTGCCGATTCGCTTGACTTTGGCGCAAACCAACATTTCTGTTCCAGTTCCTGACGGATGATCTCTTCATCATTCATGCCATCTTCGACAAGCCACTGTGTTACCTTCACTGCATCATCAAGTGTCAGCATTAGCATCCTTCACCCTCCATCCTTACCCCGCAGTTGGGGCAGAAGTTTGTACTTCCTCGCCCTGCATTAACTCCGTCAAAATCAAGGTAGTTTCGGCACTGGTCGCA